TCGCTGATATCAGTATAGGGAAGCACTGGGGTGAAACATGAAAGATAAGTCTCAACATTATATTCTTCATCCTGGTAAAATCATTAGTAAGAATGATGGGCAAGAGCATTATATCTCAGCAGGAGCTCTAACCGAGCTCTACGGCATAAGGTTGGATCAGTGTGTGATATTCGAGAAGGCAAGAAGGTATAGCTATCCACCAGATTGGATCCACCTGTGGCCAGATTTCAGCGGTGAGTACATGCTCCCAATTAAGAACTAAGTTAATTGACAAGTGATCTTGGTTGTAATATAATTAGCAAGTAATAGGAGCGGCGGTGACACTTCAGCTGATTGAACCTACGGATAAGGAGATAGAAGCTGTCTCTTGGTCTGAGATTAAAACCTTCCAGCGTTGTCCTAAGCAGCATGATTACAAGTACATTCAAAGGTTAGTTCCTAATAAGAAGTCACGTCCACTCTATCTTGGTTCTTGGGTCCATGCAGCATTGCAAACTCATTATGCTGAAGGTGACTGGAAGAGGGGCAGTCAAGTCTTCATTGATGATTGGAATAAACTATTCGATGAAGAGAGATTAGCTCTTCAAACTAGAGGCAGACAAGTCAGTAAGCCACTGCCCGAGATAGTCGAGCAGATTATGAAGTCTTACATTTGGTATTATAGGAATCAGAATTGGCGAGTGGTAGCAACTGAACAAGAGTTCTTAGTTCCTACACCATTAGTAATCAACGGTAAAGTTCAGTGGCTTAAAGGGATCATTGACTTAATAGTAGAAGATGAAGATAGCAATCGGTGGGTCATAGATCATAAAACTGCTGGTACCATCCCAGAAGCAACAGCATTCCATGCAATGGATCCACAGTTAATGTTGTACCCGTGGGCTGCTAAGCTAGCGTGGAAGTGGGAAATAGCTGGAGTAATCTACAACTATGTCAAGTCACGGCCTCCAAGCATTCCGAGAATTAACAGAGACGGAACGCTTAGCAAGCGAAAAGTTGTCACTGATTACCCAACTCTTTACAGATTTCTTAAGAGAGAAGGATACGACCCTAACGATTTTGCACACATATTACGGCCATTGTCCAAACGATCCCCTTTCCTTAGGCAGTATCGTTATCCACGCGAACACATCGTTACAAAAGAAATCTTACTCGACGCACTCTCAGTCACTAAACATATCAGAACAGATAAGAGGAGAAGTAGAACAATTACTAGGGAGTGCGCTACAATGTGTTCATATCATCAGCTTTGTAGAGCAGAGTTAAATGGGATGAATACTGATATGATGAGAAAAACTATGTTTACATTGAAGGAGGTATCATCATTTGGCGATAGATCTCACAGCTACGAAGACGACTGGGACGACTCGAGCGAGTAGTATAGAAAAGGCTAAAGCTAAGCTAAAGAAGGCTTCTGACATTCGTCCAGAGATTAAGATGGTAGTTTATGGAAGGAATAAACAGGGAAAAACAGTCTTTGCTTGCTCTTCTGATTTGAAGACACTACTAATAGATTGCAATGAACGTGGATATGCTAGTGTTAGAGATAAAGATAATGTAACTGTCTATGAATTACAGAGGTGGGAAGACTTAGATCCTATCTACTGGTATCTTAGAGGCGGTGAGCACGATTTCAGAGTTGTGGTAATAGACACGGTTACCATGCTTGCTAAGATAGGTATGAAGTGGGTGTTGAAGGAGAACTACGATCGTGACATGACAGCTGATATACTAACTCCTGATAAGAGGAGCTGGGGTAAGCTGGGAGAAGCAATGATAGAAACTATCATACGCTTCCGTAATCTACCAATGCATGTTATCTTCACAGCACAGGAGAAGGTCACAACTAATGAAGACGATGATGGTGGGACAGTTCAGGAAGTACACCCGGAACTCTCTCCATCACCACGATCAGCCCTGCTCTCAGCTGTGGGTATCATCGGTAGAATATATGTGAAGGAGGTAGAGCTCGACAACGACAAGAAGAAACTTGAGCGGCGAATGCTGTTGGGAGCTCATACGAAGTTCACTACAGGAAATAGGTACAGAGAGTTGAAGTACGTCGAACGTAATCCAACATTCGGTGGTTTCTTGGAAAAGATTAATGGAGAGTTGAATAATGCCAGTTCCTAAGAATACGCCAGCTACTCTTTCTGTGGACTTCACTGGCGCAGAAATCCGACGTGGTGGTGGTGGAGATAGGATTCCAGAGGGGGACTATCTCATGCAGATTACTGGAGTCACACTTGAAAGTAAGAAGGATGACCCAGATCGAAAGTATCTTCGGTGGAAGACACAGGTAGTTGAACCTAAAACAGTAAATGGTGAGAAGACAGAAGGAAAGACCGTTTACAATAATTCATCACTAGTCAAGGAGAATCTCTGGGGACTTCGTACATTCCTCGTTGATGTCCTCGGTGAAAGCAAAGTTCCACAGTCTTCAGTTAACCTCCCACTTGCAAAGATTGTCGCAGCCAAGCCAAAATTCGGTGCGACAATCGGAGACGGAGAACCATACAAGGATAAGATCAAATCAGAAATTAAGGGAACATACAATCGGTCTCAGTGGCAAGCTATTCAGTCTGATGAAGAAGATGAAGAAGACGCAGAAGAAGCTACAACTTCAGATGAAGGCGAAGACATGGATGAGATTGACGTAGACGATATCTAACAATAGCCGGGATGGTGGAATGGCAGACACGGTGGACTTAAAATCCACTTCCGCAAGGAGTAAGGGTTCGAATCCCTTTCCCGGTACCACAGGGGAGTAGCTCAGTGGTTAGAGCATCTGTCTTATACACAGCTGGTCGTGGGTTCGAATCCCACCTCCCCTACCAGTGACTTGGCAACATAAAGATGGAGTGGAGAACCATGAAGTTGATCCTCATTACAATGGTAATGGATTACCAGACTACTGGACCTGTCATTCCCTTGTAGCTAAAGGTCAGACGTGTGACAGGGAGTTACTAATAGATGGTAATAAAGTGCCGATGACAGTTCCCATAAAGAAGTCTAAGAATGATTCAGAGCCGCCACTTAGTTCTCAGCCATGAGTGAAGTTAAACCACTAATAGAAACTACTAATAACAAACCTAAAGAATATAACTGGGCAACTATGGAAAAGGAAGGACATCTATTTCCACATAGGTGTCCAGAATGGTCGGGTGCTGGAATAATGCAGTTAAGAATTAATATCATAAGCATGGACACTATGCCATCTGTGGTGATAGTCTGCACCTGTGGTGTTATCAAATCAGTGCTGATTCCAAACTAAAATGCCACCTCTTGAGAAGACAGTTGTCAACAAAGTGTTGATACTTATCAAATCAAGAGGTGGCTTCGCTATCAAGTTACACGGGTCACCATTCATGGTGCTCGGGCTTCCTGATATCATTGCCTGCTATAGAGGCAGGTTCTTAGCGTTCGAATGTAAACGAGATAATAGACGAGCTAAACCTATTCAGGAGTACTGGTTAAGTAGGATCCGGAAAGCGGGCGGCGTCGCTCTCCGGATCCATTCAGTCGACCCCGTGCTGAGCGAGCTCGACCGGATAGATAAGCTCCAGGAGGTCTGAGAGCTCACCCACCATAATTAGAGATTCCCAGCTGAATCTCTGGGGCCGCTTAGTGGTCAGTGGACACATGAAGTTAATTATAAGATTTCCTGGCCCCTTCAGTAATCCGCCTGATGGGGGTCAGTTATTCGTTTTTGTGGACCCTATGACTTAGGACCAAAGCTTGGAAATGAGCCTTCAAAGAAGAAGTACCAAAGTCCAGCTAGAACTCCTATCACCCATCCCCACTGCTTAAGAAAGCTACCAATGGTATCAGTGATTGGTACGTTGAGTGATCCTAGTACTAGACCAAGTAGAATACAGACCAAGCCTACGGCTACTGCTATTACGACTGCCCGTACTATACGAGAGATGAGGCTCATGGCGGTGTTATAGTTATAGTAGCACTACCGGTTGCAGCCGCTTGTGTGGCAACTTCCTGCACGGTAGCTGGACTATAAACATTCTGTCTAGTCAGTAAAGCACCAAGTAATGGGGCTAAACTGATGAGCAGAGTACCTAATCCGTTGACTACATCTGTGATGGTACCAGCAGCTGCATCATTAATGAAACCTTCACCTTGAAGTGTTAACACGATGTTAAGAATGATCGTAACAGCGACGCCGATGATAACTGCTGGCTCACGTCCGAAGATCTTCACTCAGGCGTCTCCTCTGACTGAGTTTCAATTTCTGGAGTTTCAGCATCATTATTTTCTTCAGGACTAACAGTTTCTGGTTTCTCGGAAGGTTCTGGCTCGAAGGTTTCTTCCTCGCGCGGTTCTGTCATTTGGTTACTCCTCAGTTAAGATAGAACATGAAGTCGCCTTGCCCTTCGTTACCTCCATATGGAGCTTGGGCTATGGACCAACCTGAACCTGTATCAATCTCAGCATGACCTCCAGTAAAGTAAGAACCAGCAGCGAATCCGTAAGATGAACCTTCACGTATGAGCTCAGCTCTATAGA